TAGTTAAAAGTACCAGAGATACCAAGAGGCATACCATCAGAGAAAGAACCTTGACCGAAAGGATAGACGAGGAAAACAGCAGATGCTGCAGCGACAGGTGCGCTATAAGCAACGCAGATCCAAGGACGCATACCCAAACGATAGGAAAGTTCCCACTCACGACCCATGTAGCAGAATACACCAATGAGGAAGTGGAAGACTACGAGTTGGTAAGGACCACCATTATACAACCACTCGTCGAGGGTTGCGGCTTCCCAAATGGGATAGAAGTGAAGACCAATTGCGTTGGAAGAAGGAACAACTGCACCAGAGATGATGTTGTTACCATACATGAGTGAACCAGCGACGGGTTCACGGATGCCGTCGATGTCCACAGGAGGAGCAGCGACGAAGGCGGTGATGAAGCAGATAGTTGCTGCCAACAGAGTTGGGATCATCAGTACGCCGAACCAACCGACATAGAGACGGTTATTGGTAGAAGTTACCCACTGGCAGAAAGACTCCCATGTGGATGTTTGTTGTTGTCTTGAAAGAGTTTGTGTCATTGTTTTAAACAAAAAAGTAAGACCATCAGGGAAATGGTGGAGTTACTATTCCTCTACACCCTTAGTAGAGGTATGAGAGACGTGGTTTATACACCCTAGAGGTCTCGGTTTATGGGGTGTCTAGAAGACGTTACATTTCGTAACCATTCGACTTATTTATAATACTACGGTTTCCCGTCCCTGTCAAGTCCTGTTCAACTCGGTTTGGTAGGCCAAGTAATGTTGTCTGGAAATCCAGTCTGTGTTGGAAGATCTCTCAACGACTGACGATAAGTTGCCCAGGCAGTTTTATCTACTGGACTATCTACCAATTGAGTCCAATCACATTGTGCCAGTAATTCATTACGAATTATCCTCATATTTTGTCCTTTAATTGCAGCATTTTTAGCGATAACATCATCACTAAAAGAAACAATATTCCAACGTTGTCTCCATTGTCCATCTACAAATTCGGGAGATAATTCTTGAAGGTATTGAGTATCATCATTATAAGTTGGTTGATCAGTACCAATAACTTCAACAATATTAAATGATGTCAAATCATTTATATCTGACAAGTTTCTTGGAAAGGAAACATTGGGATGCTGACTCTTAATCCAAGACATCGTTACTGGATAAACTGATACTTCTGAGTTTTCAATGTAAGCAAACATTTTTTATTCTCCTTATGAAACTGTAAATTCTGTGAAGTTTTCTGTGAGATCACTATCTGAACTGGCAGCAATACCAGCAGTATAATTTCCAGGTGAAGTTGCAGTACTCCAAGTTGCGGTTCCTGTATCATTTGAAACTGTATGACTGTAGGAATTAACGGCAAACCTAGAATTACCATCCGCCAGTGCTTTAAAATAATATGTTTTAGAACCAGCAGTAAATGTAGTTGCTGTTCCATCTGTAGGAAGAGCAAGAATCACATAATCATATCCAAATGGACTGGTATGTCGTATTCTGCATGTTACATAAAAAAGATTATCATTACCAGAAACATTTATATCATATATGGTGCAGTTACTAGAACCCGTATAATCTGAAGTAATTACTCTTTCCCATACAGTACTTCCATCAGATGCAATTTTTATAATTTTTGGACCGTACTCTGAAGTTGTTTGAGAACTCTCACCATCATCTCTGTGCATAAAATATAGATTATTACTACCATCCATACATGCCATATAATCTACCTGAACGCTTGGAAGATAAGCAATTCCATATGCAGACACAACAGTACCAGTACTACTCATACGAACCCATACATGCTGTTTGTTAGGAGTTGTATTTGCATCAGTCTCATCAACCCCACTATGGACAAAACTTAAATTTCCACTACTATCATACCCAAGTCGTTCAAGACCTTGATTTGCAGTATTTGTTGCTGTGTTATTCCCCGAAAGTCTTTTGCCATTATAATTTGAAATTGCCCCGGTAGTTATATTCACTTTTACAAACCTATTCTCACCGTCTTCCCTACAAACAACTTCAGTATCAGTGCCAATATTTTCTACTAAAGGTATAAGTCCATCATATTTATCAGTAGTTTTTTTTGTCCATTGAAGAACATCGCTACTGTTATATCCCTCCAAATAAGCATTGTTTTCACTTTCATAAGAAAGCATATAATTTCCAGAACTATCACGACAAAAACCAAATACTTCCACATATATACCCGATGTAGCAGTCTGATATGAGTTTTCTTGAGGAATAATTTTTGTAGATATAAGTGCTCCAGTTCCAGTATTAATAAACTTATATACCGTAAACTGGAAATATAAAAAGGGACCAGTCCATAACCAAACTCCATTTTGTTCAAAAATAGTTTTTGTTGAACTTAGAACTAAAGGTCTATTATAACTCTTAATATTACCAAAACTTGGAGTTTCATTCCCTCTGGTTGAGTGAGTTATGACAGGACCTGTATATTCCTTACTCCAATTAACATCACTTCCATCTTTCTTAATAGATGCTGCACCAGCATTATATCCACCAAAACACACCAAATCATCATTAGTAATAGTGATTTTGGGATTAATCAATCCAAGCCCCTGATAACTGTGAATATATCCCCATGGACTAGCACTACTAGTGGAAACGGAATTTCCACAAACAGCAAGCATTTTTTTGAAACTATTCATTATGCATAACTCCCAGCATAAGCACCATAAAGTGTTGTGCTAATCTTCCATAATACCACAACATCTTTTGCTGTCAAAGTAGGTGCAGAATTTCCACTTGAAGTGACCCATGTAATTGTCGGCCAGGTAATTGTATAACTACTACCACCCTCAAGATGTAAAACAACACTGTCTCCTGCAGAAAGAGACTCTGTAAAAGTTGTGTTTGTACCAGCTACTTTTGTTTGTATACCTCCATTATCAGGATCAATTTCAGTTCCAGTTAAACTATAGATAGTATCTCTATTTGATTTTGCACCATTAATATAAATGTTTCCAACCATTCCACTGTGTACTGTACACTGATAAACTAGTGATGATGGAGCATCAAGTGGCACGGTAAAGAATTGAATTCCATTTTGAGAACCTGTTATACCACTAGTGTATGCATTACCACCACTTGATACACGGAATGCAAATGGATGACTCGAACCAGTGGTATTGTTAAAACGATATTTCTGTCCTCTTATCAAATATAAATCTGGATCATCTGCAGAAGAATCTACTCCACCGCCACTAAATCTATATGCAGAACTTCCGTTAGCAGTAACAGTATAACTTGTGACTGGTGCTTCGGTGACTGCGATACCTGTTAGGTTTGCACCACTAACAGTAGGCAGGGTAGCAGGGAATCTAGCATCAGGGATAGTTCCAGAATCAAGTTCTGATGCATTGAGTGTAGTTAGATTAGCACCTGATGCTGTTGGCAGGGTAGCAGGGAATCTAGCATCAGGGATAGTTCCCGAATCAAGTTCTGATGCATTAAGTGTGGTGAGAGAAGCACCCGAACCACTGAAGGTTGTTGCAGTAAGAATACCAGTTACAACGGCACCAGCAGAAGTGGTTTCAAATTTAACAGCACCACCAGAATGTAGTTGTGCATTATTAACACTAAATCTAGCTAATGCATTAGATCCCTTGAAGAAGTGGAAAGCAGCATTACTATCACCACCTATATTACTAATAAGTCTTGCCTCTGCACCTGAAATATCTTCATATATGATATTATGAGTATTAGAAGAATCACGATAGAATTTGTAATGACCACTCGATCCATTTGTTCCAACATGAAACTCATCATCATCTAGGAGTCGAGTCTTTCCATTAAATGTAGAAACACCACTTACAATTAACTGATTGAAAAATGATGTTCCCGTAGTACTAATACCAGCAATAGTCCCAGCAGCTGCAATAGTAATACTACCGGCTGGACCACCAGTCAGTGTAATATTAGATCCGGCTGTAATAGAAGTTACGACACCGGTAAGTGAGGAACCACTAATAGCAGGTAAAGAACCTGTTAATTGAGCAGCAGGAATGTTAGTGGCATCCGAAAGATTAAATGCCGGAGTAGCATCTGAACCACCTAAAGCAAGTTCTACACCACCATAAGATACAGTGGTGTTAGTTAACTTCGCATTTGCAATAGAACCTGCTAACTGAGAGTTAGTAATAGTTCCGGAAAGATCACTTGTCGCCAGAGAACCACTAAATGTTGTGGCAGTTATAATACCTGAAATATTAACACGACCAGTTCCAGTTATATCCTTACTATTAAGATCTAAATCACCACCAAGTTGTGGTGTCGTATCCTGAACAATATTATTAATACCACCACCACCTCCACCACCAGATACACCAGTTGTAGAAATACCACTAATTCTACCATTTGAATCAACTGTAATAACAGGAACAGCAGTAGAACTACCATAGGTTGCTTCAGAAGCACCAGTTAAGTTTGTCAAAGAAGCGCCACTAATTGCTGGCAATGCTCCACTTAACTTGGAAGAAGAAACTGTCGTTAATCTAGCATCGGCAACTGTTCCTGTTAATTGTCCGGCAGGTATTGATGTTAATGATGCACCAGAACCAGAGAACGTGGTTGCAGTAATGATACCAGTAATACTAACACCACCAGTTCCAGTAATAAACTTACTATTGACATCAAGATTTCCCCCAAGTTGTGGAGTAGTATCTTCCACAACGTTAGATATACCACTGCCCCCTCCAGCACCAGCACTAATTTCAACAGTCGCAACACCATCAGAAATTGTGGCAGTTACAGCAGTTCCTACAAAATTTATTGTTGCAGCTGTTCCTACAGGAGAACCCTCCTCTTGAACTACAACACCAGATCCAGCAGCTGTTATACCAGTAAGACCAGATCCATCTCCGACAAACTGAGTTGCGGTAATAATGCCAGAAAATTGTGTTTCCCCAGTATTTTCAAAAGTAATACCAGTGCCAACTTTTAAGGAACCTTCAGTAACACTAAGATTGAGTGCTCGATTACCTAGTTCAGCTACACTTCTTGCTCTAGACATTGTATAATTTTTTGTACCTTTCTTATAATAATATTTATTAGAACCTAATATCTGTATTCGTCCAAAATATCCAAGACATATCCTAAGTATCTCTGTGCCAATTCTTTTTCATCTTGTGGCTCCCAACCTAAATCATTTTTCAATTTTGCTATACGGACCCTTAGTTCTTCTATACTAACCTGATTTCTAGGCATAAAAATAGACCCTCTAATATATGTAGAGAGTCTAGTGCTAACTTGGTGATGGTGCATACACTGGTGTCATCAAACCACCATCTGGATCGTCATCGTCATCATCTACATCCGTCAAAAGCAACATAAAGAAGAGGGGTGCCAATAAAAATATTATTGTCTGTGTCCACTCTAAACTCATGATTTTTTAACTGCTGCAGCAAGTGGAATCAGCAACAGCACAGCTGCCACTACAAATCCCATCACCAGATACCTGGAATGATTTGACCTGTCACTGCATACGAACCCATTGCTGCTACGACACCGATCATAGCTGCAAGTCCATTAATACGTTCTGCTCTTTCGTTCATTGTTTTTCCTCCAAAGTTTTGTTAGTAATGATGATCTTTTGACCATCGTGAGTAAATTGTAGTTCATCATCAGGATGCCACAGTAGCTCTTCATACATATCGTCGAGTTTCTGCATATCCTCATAAAGGGCATTTGGATCTGGCATATCAGTTGGGTCTATCTAACGTATATATTATCCTTGAAGTTCAAGGTAAAACTTAGTCTGATCACCGGGAGTATTCTCATAAATAGAGGAATCTCCATATGTTTTGTGATCTTTGTACCCAACCATTCTACCTTTTGTATTTTGTAGAGCTGGCATGAATACAATCAGAAAAAATATCCCAGGAGCACCAATAAGTAATGCTCCTCCAATCACATAATAAGTAAGAATTTCAAGAAGGGAGTTTTCCATCAATAAGTCTCAGATAGTTGTTCTACAGAATAAGCTAGCAATACAAAAAATGCAATGCTAGTTGTGGTGAAGATGATTTCAGACATCAGAATCCGAAAGCACCAAAGAAAAATACACTGCCAGTAGTAGTATAGCTGATGATAGCAGCAATAAATCCAAGCATAGCAGTACGTCCATTTAATTTCTCCGCACGCTCTGCATACGTCTCATATCCATAACGCTCGGCATCAGTCTTAGAGACATACATTTGTGGTTCTTTAGCAAACAGATTCTGTTGCCCGAACTCATTAGTTGTTACAGTCATTTACCTAATGTAATGAATCTTTACATATTATATAGTAATGTAACAATCCTGTCAAGCCCTCTAGCCAGGATTTCCTGACGGATTACTTATTCTCCCCAGATATGGATCATATTTCATAAAGTCATCAATATTCATCTGAGATGCTTGTTGTTGCCAAAAATTAATGAGAGCGTCATGACTTCCCTTATGAAAAATATCAATATGCTCTGGATGAATTGCAGAACCTAAGTCTAGACGATATAGAAATAAAGGAATTGAATATGTTTTACCAGATCCAAATATGGTATCCTCAGAAACTGCTCTGGGATTAACTCCATTATCTAATTTAAACTTTTCACCCCTAACGTGATTTTTAATTATTTTTTCTGCATGATGTCTTGTAATCAAATAAGCTGCCGCAGAAAAATCATTAATAAAATAATGATGAAGAGTGACGTGTATATCCCCAGTGCAAATTGTAGTTAATTGCAAACAGTCCCAATCATAAGGTAACTTTGACAAGAAATCTTTCCAAGAAAAATTCCAATATTTGACTGTATCAAAAGAAACATCATCTTCAAGTATCAAACAATAATCATCATCAGTTTCCTGATAAAATTTTTTAATTGCTTTCAGATGAGACATACAACAACCAATTTCACTGGTTGTCATATTATCAGGAGCTATTCCAGAAAGATGTTCACATACATCATCGACTCGACCATCAAATCCTGAGATACGAGTATGATTTTCAATTTCCCAATATTTAAATTGTGCTTCCATATAGATCTTTCTCTGATCTTCACTATCAAGATTCAACCAATATATCGATGGAAGTTTTTTAAGTTTATGTGCTGATTTATTTTTATCCATATCACTAAATTCGTGTCCATTCATTGGGCAATACATCCTTTGTATCATGATCTTTCGTATAACCATCAGTGCCGAACCACTGCTTAGGTGCTATCACTTCACCTTTATTGGCAAGCCATGCACCCCACCAAGAGAATGAAGAGTTGGCAATAATAAAGTCATCACATAATGTCATCAAACATAGATCAACTCTATTGTCATCATTCTCAGAAATCATGAACCGATCATCACTGAAGAGTTCTTGTTCCTTACACCATGCAGAATCATCAGAAAACACAATCACATTACGATCATCATCAAAGTGCTTCAGTGCTGCCTCATAATACTCAAGAGTACAGGGAGGATGGTTAGCACTATTAGTCACATAGTCCGTGCGACGAACATGAAGAGCAAGAGGATTATCTACTCCCTCAATCATCTCTTTACAAGGATTCAGGATCTCATCCTTGAAAGTAAAGTCTTCACGGATCTCATCTTCGATATGCTTG